TTGACTGCTGGCACATCTGTTTGAATCATATCTTTATCAGTGAAAAACTTTGATTTAGATAGGATTGATGTTTCTTTGATAGTAGAAGACTTCTTTAGTTTATCAAGCAATGACATAATCTTTCCCTTATTCGATAAAAAATTTCTCTAGTGGATTTTCAAAATCCTTGTGTTCTAAAAAATTACAAAATTCCTGTAAGGTCATTACATGGAATTTGAAATTATATTTTTGACATATTTCCCTACAATGTTCAAAAACCAAGTCGTTTGGTATTTTCTTACCTCTTATAATATAAACTTCGGTGTACTTATATCGTTTATAATATTTCCATAACTTATGGGGTATCTTTTCATCCACGGAACCCTCTTCGTTCTGGTTTGTGCAGTCCACATATAGATTTTCACCAATAATGAAATCTATCTCCGGCTTACCCGGTCTTTGTTGTTTGTGTGGGATGTTTTTTTCTACCAAAAATTTCTTCAATTCACTTTCTAGCTTGAACCCACTTTTATTGGCATTTGATGCATCGGTTAGGTTTGTCACGTCATCTCTTTATAAATCAGGTATCACCATCAGACATGTTAACTATCTTATCTTTTGGGATAACTGTAACTTTTTCATTTACAAAGAATGATTCTAAACTACGTGTAGGTGTGGAATCAATAGTTTTCTTTTTATTTACTTTTTTGGGTGTGACATCTACCGGTTTTTCGATTTTGAGTTTACGGTATGTTTGATTCGCAGCAATCAGCAACAACACTGCAAGTGGGTCAAATACAATAATTATGATGAAGATGACCAAACGAACTGCTTTATCAATCAAGTCTCGGTCATGTGTACCATAAACAACTTCAGCAACATATTTTATAGGCCCCAAATCCGATTCAGCCTTTTTAACTTCCAAGGATAAAGGGAGCTTCTCTTCCGTGAGTAACTGTATCTCTTTTTGTAACCTCTTAGTCTCAGCAGTGATTCTCTCACGGTCTTTCTGTTGGGCTTTGCGAACTTGGTTTGCTTTGTCCGCCCCTTTCTCATCTTTCGACCTGCCCATAATTTGTTCGACAGCCTCATCATACTGATTAAGGTTTTTGTTGTTCCTCTCAATCTGCGATTGAATAATTTTAATTTTCTCATCATAGATTTCTACCTTTGCAGCTTGTGGTGCTATCGTACTCGAATGTTCAATGTGTGCTTTTGAAAGATAACCAAAAATGCCCATTGATGTAATTCCCATAAGAAGAACCACAGCAATGAGAAAATACACTTTAAGTGCAGAGAATGTATTGTGCCAATGATTATATACCCACGATACAGTTACCAATTTTGCCGCTTCAAGCACAGAACCCATAATGATAATCGGCCAGTATGAACCGGGGAATATCTGAGCAAGTCCTATCACAGAATAGTATGCTGCAATACCAGACAATGCTAGTGCAGTCAAAAATGGTAATATCGCATGTATCATCTGAAAAAATCTTCAAGTGTAGTTTGTTTTTCCGCTTTCCAGCCTATGCAGTCTAGAATCAGACTGATTGGTTCCAAAAACGTCTTCTCAAACTGAGTATCATAATCAATATATTCTTGCAGATTAAACTCTTTGGGTAATCTCATGGGGAATGAAATTACCGTATCCTTGAAAGTATTTGGTACTTTGAGATAGGTGAACTTTAGTTTTTCACCCTCTTTTATCAATGGATACTTATTTGTGAGATTATACTGTTTTAGATAATGATTGTAAAGTATTGCACCCTTAACATGAATAGGTGTGCCCTTTTTATATATTGACGAAGAGTCGGCATATTCAGTCAACCCATTACAGCCTCGGGGAAATGAAATATCCTCAACAGGTAACGTTTTAAATACCTCACGAAATTCTTTCACAAACTTCTGTACAGTTGCTTCATCAGTGTTCACAACCAAATCTACCAATTCATACATCTTACTTCGTACAACTGTGGGAGTTGATGACTTCACCATCTCAAGACCCATGACCTTGAGTTTTGGTTTGGCATACTGAACACCTTCATTGTTGTATACGTTCAGAATGTAACGTTTCTTGGCTGTCCATATACCCTTGCTGGACAAACCTTCACGTTTCATTTGCATCTTTTGGTCGAAAGCATGAACATACTCAGCAAGTTCCTGATAACTCTTATCAATATATGGTTGAATCTTCTCCTCACAGATTTTGTCCATGAAGGCGATAACTTTCTCAGGTGATGATTTTTTCTCATACACAGAATCAACCAATGGACCAAGATTAAGATAGATAGAATCTGTATCCGAAGCAATAACATAGTCTTTTTCAGTCTTCAGTATTTTATTCAAATATCCGTTGAGTTTATTTTCAATCCAACGGATGGATAGTTGTCCTGCCTGTGTAACGGCAAGTGCTTGGCGCAAATCATAAAATCTGAAGTACTGTGAACCCATTGCGCCGTAGGCTGAATTTAGAGAAACTTTCTTAGCCAATTGCAGATTGTTATATCGTGCAATTAGTTTTTCAATCTCTTTTTTCTTTGTTACATCTTTCTCTGTTTCATAATCCTGCTGTGCTTTTAGCATCTCTTTCTTAAACTTCTTACGGTCTTCATACATCTCGACCATCATGGCTGGCAGAAAACCTTGCCTGTCAGTTCTGAAGAATTGACCATTAGGTGTAATCGTTACACCTTTGAGTACAGATGTGTTCAGATTCTTATTCAACAGTTCTTCAACAGATGCTTTTGCTGCCAGTCTCCGCATGTCATCTGTGTATTCGTGATTATCAATCAAAGTTTCCGGTGAAATATTGTATTGCATAATCAGGTGTGGATACAGACTGTTTAAGTCAAACGATGCAACCCAATTGTGTAAACCAATCTGTGGTTCTTTAACATAAGCACCTTCAAACGCAGCAGTTTTGTTTGCAATACGACGTGGCGGTACAACAATCTTGCGCTCAAGCAGATAGTTGTAAATCAGCGCATCCCACATTCTAGTCTGTGCAAAGATATCATCGTAATTTGTTTTGGTATCATATGCCAGAGTCAAACCAAGTTCAATTAGCTTAAGTTTGTCTTCAAGTGCCAGAACCAATCGAACGTCTTTGATGTTATAGTCAATGAACTTCTGGTAGTCGAGCTTATATAATTGATGCAGATTATCATACTCGTCAAAAGATAGTTTGTTCTCACCAAGTTCGATACTGGCAATCGTATCCAATCGATAGTTTTCTGCATTTCTACCACCCGGCGCATACCACTGATACAGTTCAAGATAGTCTAATGCAGATACACCGACCATATCATAAACAGTTTGTTCACGTCCTTTGAAAACTGTGGTACGCTGAGAAATGATACTCCAAGGTGAAAGCTTCTTTACGTCATCTTCCCCAAGTATACGTGTGAAACGATTGATAATATAAGGAATATCAAAGAACTTGATATTCCAACCAGTAAGAACATCAGGAGGGTCGCTTGCCCAATCAGCAAGGAACCGTTCACACAAATCGATTTCGTCTTTGCAAGTAACATAATCTACATTTTCATCATTATTACGATACGAACCACATCCATAAACAACAGTCTTACCACCAAGTTTATGAATACCGATAGCTGTTATAGGCTCAGTTGCTTTATATGGGTCTGGGAATCCGTTCTCTGAACCAACCTCGATGTCTATGAAAGCAACGTGAAGATTAGAAATGTCCCAATCAATGCTGCCTCTAAAAGTGTCAGCAATAAAGGCATATTCATACCTCGTATTACCATAGATTTTAAAGTTTGCAACTTCTTCATAGCGTTTGACAAAATCACGTGCCTCCCTAATTGTATCAAAGGTCATTGGTTCCAATGGCTCATTGAACAATGAACGCCATTCAGATTGTTTGTTGGACTGTAAAAACAACGTCGGAGAGTATTTGATTTTATTCTTAACTCTCCGACCGTTTGTTACGCCACGAAACAGAATGTGATTACTGTGAACACATACGTTTGTGTAGTATTTACTCATTACACTTTTAGTCCCGCTGGTGCTAGTTCGATGCGGCTAAACATTCTACGGTAATTTTCCAACAAATCAGCAACTGGTGTGTTGACAGTTAGTATATCGGAACGTTCAATACGAATGCCTTTATCAAACTCTTCAACAAAAGCAAGATATGGTGCGAAACCTACACCACCGGGGTCATTAGCAGAACGTGGTGGTACAGAAATTACCTGCACTGGATTTTTGATGAAGTAAATTTCACTATTACCTTCATCCATAATCTCACCAATAATTGTTTGGTGTGTTTTAAAAGTTATACATTTAATGCTCATACAGTTACCTCAGTTGTTGATTCAAAAACGTCAAGTGTAACCCATTTTTTAGGAAACAACATTTCACGACCACGAAAGTCTGCAATGTCATACGTGGGGTCATCAACAAGACCAATTAGTTCTACTTTGTTATCAAAGTCACGCAATACAAGGTCATACTTGTATGCTTTGGGAAGTTTGGAATTTGCTTCAGCAAGTTGTTTTGCCACTTTGGTGATAATGCTCATAATTTACTCCTCACACTTATTAACTTTAACTTCACATTGTTTCAAAAAATTAATTCCTGCGTCACTTCTATAATCTTGCTTGTAATAGACCTCCCTGATTCCTGACTGATATATCATTTTAGCACATTCTAAGCACGGTGCGTGGGTAATAAACATTGCGGCACCTTCACTTGAATTTGTTGACCTAGAAACTTTTGCAATAGCGTTGGATTCGGCATGTAGAACTTCTGGTTTAGATTTTAATCTTGCCCAACCATGAGCAGTTTCAGTAAAACCATTTTCTTTCATCCATGCTTCAGTTGCTTGACATTCTTCTTTTAATACATACTCGGTCAATTCACAATTATTGTCCCAACCAGATGGCATACCATTGTAGCCGATACCAATAATTGTATTGTCTTTGACAATTACGCAGCCTACTTGCAATCTTCGTGCGGTGGAAAGTTCAGCATAAACACTTGCTGCTTTCATATGGGCTTTTATATACTTTTCTTTCATAATAAGTAAGTACTCACTTGCGTAGGTGGGGACTGTCGAAAAATCGTTGCGGATTACTCCAATATGACAAGTGGAACCCGAAATGCGTTTAAGTCATTTACATGAATGAAGAATGGTAAAAATCTTTCACCCAAAAATCCGGGGTAACGCCACGGTAATTGCTCCGATGTTGTCGGTGTTCTTGGATATACAATCTTTGCATTCGACCAAACATACTCCAATAATTCAAATAATTCACTGACATATTTCTTGAACAGTTGTTTACGCATGATATAGCATGTTTCAAAACTTGCTTCTTTACCATACCACCAGTCCATCTTGCTTCTGTAATCGGGCATCAATTCATATATGCCATTCAAAAACAATTCAATATATTCTTTCGGTTGAGATTGAAGATATTGGTCGATAACCGAACATGGTAAAGGTGTTGTTCTGTTTGTTAGTATATCGTGATTTTGTAGAATTGTCAATGCTTTATCACCCATAATGTCCGAAGAGAGATAATTTGCATTTGCATATGTGGGTTCCATACCCACCTTTACTACTTGTGGGTGCATACCGTCGTCTAGTTTAAGATAACGACGGTATGTGGTGCAGCCGATGAAGTCTGCCTTACCATATTTCCAAAGATAGTATTCGGATGCTTGTTGACCCATCGCACGAAGAAACTCATCCTCATGACAACCAGAATAATAGTGCATATATTCATGAATACTATTCTGTTGAGTTGTGTTTGTCCAATTACCACCAAGTCCCGGTGGATTCCAACCATAAGGATACTTCCCACCAGCAAACGATGCTCTCATCCAAGATGAATGATGATTGAATGGAAAGTCCTTATGAAAGTGACTGACCATCAATATATCATTCATCTGTTGTCTCTACTTTTGTTTTCTTTTTGAATTCGATGCGTGGAGCAATGATTGCTTTAATCATCTCTTGCTTATAATCACGCTTAGATTCACCCGTCATTGAAGACAAACTAATCTTCAATGCTTTACTCATTTTAAAATTTTGATTAGGTTTCATTACCATGTCCAAGAAACGTAAGAGTATCGTGTGCCCTTTGTCACAAGGTCAACTCTATGTGGATATAAAAAACAAGATGGGAATATCATAATTTCACCAGCTTTTAGTGGTAGGATAGTATCTTCCCAAAATACAAGTTCACCACCCGTGTAATCATTATTCAGACCACCAAGGATAGTTAGTGTCGGAACACCTTTACGCTGACCATCAAACATCGAATGAATATGGTCGCAGTGAAGTTTCATTTGTGTATCTGGACGATAACGATTGAAACGTACTTCCGAATAACCATTCCAAGAGTTATACCATGGGAACTGGAAATCTTGCATGTATTTCTGCAACCCATCCCATATCCTTTTCATGAAAAATTCTTTATGTTTCACATTAGACCATGTTACAGATAATTCATTATTATATGAATGATAGGAATTATTTGTAGAATCGTAAAATTGATGTGTTTGAAACTGACCTTCAACTTTTTCAAGTTCTTCGACAGTTTCTTGACATATATCCTGTGGAATCCAGTCAGAATATACTTTGAGATATGAGCGTAAATCTTTATCCATTATATACCTTTCAACAAGTGGGGCTTGCGCCCCACTCTTTACGCAGCCTTCTTTTCTTCTTGTAAGAGTTGAGGCTTAAACTCTTTTAATGCATTGTAATCACTACTGATTTCAATCTTGCGTGGTTTCTTGTGTTCAGGAATGATATTCTCTAATCCAACACGAAGAATACCATCTTTGAACTCAGCACCCTTTACATGAATGGTATCTGCAATAGTGATTGTTTTTGTGAAGGAACGTGTACCAATACCACGGTGTAGATATTCAATATTTGGCGTACCTTCAGCTTTCTCACCTTTGATAGTCAAAGTGTTTTCTTGCACTTGAATATCAATCTCATCTTTACCAAAGCCAGCAACAGCAAGTTCAACCACATACTTATTGTCATCAAGTTTGATGATGTTATGTGGCGGAAAATTTGCGACTGGTTTGGTGTCATTTAGAATTGCTTCGACATCACGAATAAAATTTTCAAAACCCAATGTTTGATTTAAAACCATTGGACCGAATCGACCAGTAATAGTCATATTTTTCTCCTATTATAAGCAAGTTAAAATACGTGACCCCGAAGGCATCACGACTTACTTGACAACATGAAATGCGTTTCTGTTGACAAGATAAGTTCTGTTGGGATTATTTTGATTGAAGACCTGAATGAATTCATTAGCGCCTTCTCTTATAACATTATTATAATCCCGAGTATACACTTCTTCCTGTGTATACTTGTTGACCAGTTTTATCAAATTGTTTTTCACTTTGCTCATGATAATTCACCATTATTCTGCTTTACCTTTTTTACCAATATTATATTTGGCAATAAGTTCCCAATCGTCTTTTTCTTTAAATGCAATAATTTTAATTTGATGAATTGGTGCCATGTTATTTTCAACTATATCATAATTTACAATCTTTAGCAAGTCCCATTCTTCAAGTAAATTGGCAATAGCATTACGTCTTTGTATATCATTTTCGGTAATTGTTGACAATTTACCATCTAATGCAAATAACTCTTTAAAATGGACAATATAATACTTACCTTGCTTATGTAAAATATGGCAAGATTGGTATAACACTTTCTCTTTTCTACTCGATACGCCAATACGTGTCAATGTCTCACGAATTTTTAGGAAATCATCCTGCTGTTTCAGTGTGACTTCGACAAATTTAGATAAATCAACCATGTCATTTCCCTAATCCACCTGTGTCGGTTTCTTCTTTTAATTTTTGGATTTGTTCTTTGCTTAGGAGGAGTAAAGCTTCTTTTGCTTTACCGTCGGAAAGGCCGAAGACCTTCTTGACACATTCTAAATCATCATTTTTTTCCGACTTTTCCCACCCCACAAATGGTCTTTTCATAGACCTGACAGTATTTAGTAAAAAGTCAAACTGCATTTTTCTGTCTATGTGGTTACGGTAATTCATCTCGTTCGCAAATAGAACACAATCCTTGTGTTTAGAAACCGCTTTGTTAACTAGGAATGGTTTATATCCCTCTTCAGTAGCCTCATCAACAATAAGGTCTTTCTTTTCGGAAAGAATAGCCTTGACATAATCAAATGGCTTAATTGTTTTTGGGTCAATTGAATTCTGCATTTGCCATAATCTCTGTCAAACACGCCACCAGATTAATCTCCGAATCGGCAACGAAAGCTTCTTTGTATTGGTAATCAGCAAGAATCAAAATAACCTGTGGGATACTTTGGGGCTTCAGGAAATCATATAGATTATCATAGAGCTTCCTGAAGAAATAAGTATTATCAATGTCAGTGGTGGATGCCCATTTCCTAATAGCCGTGAAGTCTTTTTCTCTCAGATGTTTGACTATCTGTGAAAGTGAGACATCGTTTATCTGAGACAGAATACCGACATCAATTTTACCCAATTGAGAATATTTTTGAAGTTCATTGATAACCCGACGAAAATCTGGGAAATGCTTTTTGATGAGTTCCACGATAACTTTATCGTCATAGCCGACATTCTCTGAGTCAAGCACATGCGTAATTCTTTTGAAGAACGCAGATGCCATCTTACTTTTCTCATCAGTCTTCAGAGTAAAGTCCACAACAGCACAACGACTATGAAGTGGTTCAATCAGTCTGTTTCTGTAATTACAAGTAAAGATGAAGGAACAATTTACGGCAAACTCTTCGATAGCATTACGCAGGATAGCCTGTGCATTTGGTGTCAGATAATCTGCTTCATCAATAATGATGACTTTTCTGCCACCAGAGAATGACATAGCCGAAGCATATCCCCTAATCTTGACACGAATAGTGTCAACCCCATTCTCATCAGAACCATTCAGAATTAGATAGTCGCATCCTATCTCGTTGCACATGGCTTTGGCTATTGTGGTCTTGCCCACTCCCGCTCCACCAGTCAGAAGAAGATTGGGAATCTCTTTCTGTGCTACGTACTTCTGAAAGATTGTTTTTATGCGGTCCGGAAGAATACAGTCCTCCACCTTTTGAGGTCTGTATCGTTCCGTCCAAAGAATGTGCTCCATAACTTCCTCTCACAAAAATCATAATATAAAAAGTGTATTAATTATTCAGAAGATAAACAACGTCTTCGAGTGCTTCTTTCACACGCCAATCGACATTGTTCACACCATATACAACAGTATACCTTTGCAGCTTTGCATTTTCATCTGGGTCAATAATTTCAAACACAGATGCTACGATATCTGCATTGATGTAAATATCATCACCATCAAATGCCTGTGATGCATTGGTAAGTTTTACAAGCTTAGTCATATCAATCCTTTTCAATTTTAGAACTTGGTTCGGTCGCAATCCAGTATTGCAAATTCAAATCTTTATTGGTGAAATGTGCAATGTTTTGGGATGTCAACTCGACTTCGTATGTACCAGAAATCATCTTCATGTTTTCGATTGACAAATAAATTTTGTATTTCTTTTGATTATCAGACTTCCCGATAACAACAGAATCCGAATGTGCAGAATCATTCTGTAAGTCAATACAAGAAACAGAGATATCATCACCATCAGATTCTAGGCAGATATATGTGGATGAAAGAACCATAGATGCTTTCATAATCCAGTCAAAGTCTTCCTTAGAAATGGTAAATTTGACTTCTGGGGTTGGCATTGCAATAGCATTCTCTGGTGGTAGCATAATTACGTTCGGTGAACAGAAACGATATACTACTCGGCTGCGACCGTTTAAACCCGAAATGATAATGTTGTTTTGTTCAAAATCAATCTCGGGTTGATTATTATGAAGAGACAATACCGAAAGGAAATTGTTCAAGTCATATACAGCAAAGTCTGTAGGAATTTCCTCACCAATTTCAGCCTGAGCCATTACAGATTTTTTGTTAGAAATGGTACGAAGAGTCTTACCTTTCTTAAACATCAAACCCTGATTGATTGATGCGAAATTCTTTAAAAGTGTGATTGTGTCGTTAGATAGTTTCATGATTTATTTCCTCGTCAAGTCATGATTGTGCAGAGCCATTATAGCATAATGAACAACCTTCATCAAGTCATCTCGATTGTAGCCGTTCTTTTTACCGTAACGCTGTGCATACTTCATGATATTTCCAATAAAGAATCCTTCACCGTGCCCACAGTCAATAATGAATTCTGAAGTTTGGAATTTGTTTTGTGAGTAATGTTGACCGTATGTCTTGTCGATGTATTGTTTCAACTCTTCAAGAATACGGTCTTCACTATATTTGTAGTCTATCAAAGCCTACCAGTATACTGGGCAACAGCGGGCATGTTACCAGTAAATGCATAGGTGCCGATATGTTGCGTCTTCATCCATGGACACAGATAAACCTGTCCACCAATTTTACGCCACATCTGACAGAACATATAGTCTTCTGATAGATAACGGTCTGAGCCACCACCCACACACGAATCAACAGTATCAATCACTGTATCAAAGTATGCGTGAATGTAACGTGAACCATCAAAGTGTGCCTGACCAACATGGTCTGGTTTGTATCGGATTTGTGGATAAGCATCTTTCATCTTATCGAACACGCCACGCTTAATCATCATGTGACCTGTACCAATCTCCATAACTTCTAGAGGTTCGGATACTTGAAATTGTTGTGTGCCTTTAACAACGTTGAAGACATATTCACCAACAAGGTTTTCAAGTTCTTTTGGATTTAGGTCTGGGTGGCGACGTGCAGTTTCCGCAACGTTACCCCAGTTGATAGATTTCTTAGGATAAGGACCACCAATAACATCTTTGTCGAGTGCCATCAGAGCAATGATATCATTCGGGTCGAAGTGAATATCAGAGTCGATAAACATCATGTGTGTAAAGTCTGTGCGTAGGAACTCATCAACAAGGTAGTTACGTGCTCGTGTGATAAGTGATTCGTTGAAGAGGAAAGAGAACTTCGTTTCAATACCATAACGAATCATAATGGTTTGAAGGTCAAGACAGGACTTCATGTAAAGTCCATGATTCATGCCACCATACATTGGTGTGGCAACAAATAGCTTGTTTTTTCTCAGTTGTTCAAGGTTAACTTGTAGTTGCATAATTTATCCATAAAAAAGAGTGAAAGCTTATACATTATATATGCCCCCACTCCACCGGTTTTAATGTTTTTATTAGGCGAAAATATCCGCACCAAATACTGCATGTGCTGCGGCAATCATTTCTTTGTTTGGTTTACCCAACTTGTAATAGGTAACCGAACGACCATCGGAAAGAACTTTTTTATTGGTATAAATGCAGTGACCTTCTGAACGCAGTTCTTCAATACGTGCAGAAACATTTCGAATACCAAAACGTGCACGTGCCTGTGCAACAGTTAGAGTATTCTCACCTTTACTTTTTGAAAGGTAATTAATAATTTTTTTCTTAGCGGACATAACAATGCTCCATGAAAAGAGTCGCACAAATGGGTAACAGTAGAGGCGACTTTTCTCTACATTGCAAAATTATATAAAAAAAAGAGAGAGCATGTCAACGCTCTCTCTGGTAAAAATGATACTTTTACTAATTAGAAGGGCATTTCTTCCATTGGGTTTTCTACTTTTGGTTCTTCTGCTTTCTCTGCTGGCTTATCATCACCAGCATCAACCTTAGTATACAAGTCATAGAAGGTAGCCGAAGTGTCGGCATCGAAACGAGCCAAGCAATACTTAATTGCCTTCAGTTTGTCGTTATAGATGCCGTGAGTCTTAACGATGTGTACCAGACGGCGGGTAGAAATAACTTCATCGCAACCACCATCAGCAAACGTATTACGAATTACGGTAGCCCACGTAACAAGTTTCTTAGCAAAGTCCGCATCGTCACGACCAACCGACTTCAGTTCTTTCTGAATGATTTTGGTTTCGACACGTGCAGGTGGCCATTCCTGTTCCATGGTGTTAGGAAAACGCTCAAGGAACGCTTCATTCAACACGTTGGTGAACATATAACGACCATCTTCAGAACCTTTACCTTTGGTGTTAGCAGTAGCAAACACAGTAAAGCCGGGTGCTGGAGTCACCAGTTCATTCTTTTTCTTCAGCAAGAATGGTTTACCTTCGAGCACACGCTGTAGGCACGAAAGATTCTGTGCACCATAATCAATCTCATCGATACACAGAACAGCACCTTGACGTGCTGCAACAGTCACAGGACCATCACGCCATTCCATTTGACCATTAATCAGAACATAGTTACCAAGCAAATCACCTTCATCAGTATCTGGTGTCATTGATACGCAAACAAATTTGCGTTTTGCTTTGGCACATGCCTGTTCAATCGACATAGTTTTACCGTTACCAGAATGACCGGTAACAAAAACAGGGAAGAATGAATTCGATTCTACGATTGACACGATGTCTGCAAAGTTACCGAACGGTACATAGTTTTTGTACTCAGCCGGAACCAAGTCTTCAACTTCAAGGTCAGTCGTAACATTAGTGATACGGTGACCAACTTCTGGTTTTGCCATGGGAATTACTTGCGCAACCATATCAATGGTTTCGG